AGCACGATTACATACACCAGCTTAGACGCGAAAATAAAAAAGTCTAAATTTTTGCTAAAATTTTTTCTGACGCATATGTATGTAGTGGCGGTCGTGGTTTTTTGGGGGTGGGGGTAGTAGGTTAGCACCTCACCCCTCTGTCCTAATACCCCGCTCTGACCTAAGTAATAAATTATTACTACCATATGCGTTCCATATACTAGAACAAACTACGAACAACCCCCCAAAACCCCTGCGACAAATCGCACATATAAATTTTTTTCAAATCGTGCTAGACTTAAACCATGATAAAAAGAAAATTATTAAAAAATAAATCATATCCTTTAATTAAGGCAATGGTTGAGCGAAACACTAACACGATATATAAGGCACGAAATGTCGCACCCATATATAAAGTGTGGCGAAATGACACAGGGTGGTTTGCAAGGGTATATGATACAGTAGCAAAATAAATTTAGACACTAGCCCCTTCGGGGGCTAATGCCTAGAGTTATAGCTAGGAAGAAAAACTGATGCGTGTAAATCGTAGGGCACCCCACGCCCAAAAGTAGGTGCGACACTATGCCACATGTGACAAATTGACGCAGATGTGATGATATGTCGCAGGGCAAATAGTCGCATAAATCCGAGCATTTATAGTAAACTATATGACTAATGCTTTTACATTTGTTTACATTTTTTAAGTATACTTATTGATTTTAATTTGAGATCATAAACCTACTTTAAACAACTACTTTAAAAGATTGTTTATTGTAGAAAGTAAACAACTATTATTCAAAGTCATTAACTTTGATAATAAAGGTAAGACTATTTTGAGCATTTTGGTCGCACCCTCAAAGAAGTTCTTGACTTTGAAAATGGTTGTGAGATACTGATTATAGATTGTGAGGGTTTGATTATGAAATCAAGAATGAGCATCATTGGTCGAGGCTATTTACCGATTGGTAAAGCACCGATTTTCAATGGTCAAAAAGATAAATACGAAAGTTCAGCAAAATCCGTTTTTACGGGTTATGTTTTTAATTCTGAAAATCAAAGGCTTTCAGATGGTGGTCGCGTGGCTTTACTTAGAAAAGCACAACAACACCCCGACTACGACAAATATATGAAATTAGCGTCTAGTAGATAATTCTGCTAGGTGCGACAGATTGCACAGTGATTTTTAAAATCATGGTGTTATACTATACTTATATTAAATTGTGAGGTAATAAAAATGGTAATTAACGAAATAGAATTAAATCTCAATGAGATTGAGTTCATTATTGAGCAAATGCAACACGAAATTGTAGATCGTGAATTTGCTGACTATGATGATGAGGTAATTATGTCAAATGCTGACATTGTTAAAATAATACAAAAATTAAGGGGGTTAAAGCGTGGCATTATCTAGAAAACAGTTTATAGAATTTGCTGACTTAATAGCAAAACACAATCCTACAAAAGCTATGGTAGATGATTTAACTTATATCATGGCTTGTAGTAATAACAGATTTGATAAGCATAGATTTGCTGATCGAATACAATCACAATCTAACAAACGACACGACAATCTAAATATAAACGATTTACAGGAAGCATGGGGGGTAAAATAACATGGCAAAAACTGTATATTTGGCACAATCTAATTACTTAGATGTGCCTAAGGTATTCGGAAATGTGAAAGCACTATATGAGTTCGCTATGACATTTTTAAATACTGAAACACCGACTTTGGATAGGCAAGGCAAGGCATATCCAAGCACCTATTCACGATTTAATACTCAGCTGAAAAAACAAGGATTTACAGTATTATATACTAGCAATTCAATGTCAGCTGAAAATTCTGTTAAAGTCGACACGACAGCTATTAACGGCAGTTGATATGCTGAAGATCGACTTCAACAAAGTTATAACTGCGTCAAAGTGGACAATTTACTTTGGCGTGGTTATCTGTATAATAATTTTAATAATGAAATGAGAGTGAGGTTTTAATGACATTATTAAGTAAACTACGAAACGAGAACTGCTTAAACTTTGGTAGTGCTTTATCTTTATATCAAATGTATGCCCATTTGAAGTATGATAACTATTCGTCTAGCGACTTTACAGACGAGTATGGTGTAGAGGATATAGAATTGTATGAAGGTATCAAAGACGCATACGAAAGAGTTAGACACCTTGTAAGATCATCTTACTTAAACGCAGATCGACACAACGCCTCAAGGGCTTACTCTCTTGAGAGGCATATCGCAAACCTTTATGAAAGTATGTCAGATAGCTATACAGAATGTAATGACTGTGGTTGCACTGCTCATATGGACGATAGTATATATGTTGCAGGATATGACAACTATGTAGGCTCTTGTTGTAGTGATAATTACAGATACCACGATGGGCATGACGAATACTACCATGATGATGACTACCCATATGATGAGGAAGATGACGGATATCACAATGGTGTATACGGCTATGATTATGATGTGACTGAACAACTCAGCCCCATATATCATGGCAACGAGAAGCGACTATTAGCAACTGAAATAGAAGTCGAGAGGCGAAACGATTGCTCTAGTAATATTGCTGAAATGGTATCTACTACTATGAATAACTTTGCATTGTGCAAACATGACGGATCACTACACAATGGTTTTGAAATAGTATCAGCACCCGCAACTATATCAGCACTCAAAGAGGGTTGGACTAAATTCTGTGAGGCAAACTATTCAGATCAACTATCATCATGGCATACTGAAACTTGTGGTATGCATATTCATGTTGATCGCACTTCACTAACACCACTTGAAATCGGTAAGCTATTAGTGTTCGTCAATGGCAAGGCTAATGCTAGATTTATGGAATCTATTGCAGGTCGTGATTCTAGACAATGGTCAGTTAAGAAATTCAAAGGTATCAAAGACGCATTACAAAGATCAGATAAGTATGAAGCGTTGGCAACACACAAACCAAAAACCATTGAGTTCAGAGTATTCAGAGGTAATATTGCCAAACAAGGTATCATGCGAAACATTGAATTTGTAGATGCACTATGCAACTTTGTAAGAACTGTGGGTATGGACAAAGATACCGATACAGTAAATAGGTTATCATATACTAACTTCGTTAGCTATATGAATACATCTGAGAATAAAGGTTCCTATCCTTACTTGTTCTCATGGTTAGTTCGCAAGGGCTATAACAAGGGTAGAACTAAAAACATACAAAACGAAAGTGAGGAAAGTTAATGTGTTTAATTATTAAATCAGACAATGCTAGTGAGTTAAAACAAAACTTACTGACATCAGCATATCACAATAATTCTGACGGATTTGGTGGTATGTTTCTTGCTGACGGCAAGATACAAACATTTAAACATCTCCCTAAAACTGAGGGTGATGTTGTATCTCTATGGGATAGATACAAAGATATGAATATCCCAATGGGATTGCACTTCAGATTCACAACTAATGGTGGAACTAACAGATCAAACTGCCACCCATTTGAAGTGCTTAATATGAAACAGCATAACAGATCTATATGGGTTATGCACAACGGACCGCAATTACCAACACCAATGATTGATGTAGACAAATCAGATACACATCAATATGTGAAGTGGATATTACGACCAATGTTAGCACACAATCCCGAACTGTTATACAATTCGGATTGGAGGGATATGATTGAAGAATCTATTGGCTCTGATAAACTATTATTCCTTGACGGAAGTAATGGTAAATTCACAATCATCAACGAAGATCATGGTGAAACAATGGATAGTATGTGGCTATCAAATACATACTCCATACAACGCGGTATGGGTAGTGATTATGATGTCAAGACTGACACCATATCTACGCAACCAAAAGCAATCACATCATACAACAAATCGTGGTTTAACGGATACAATGCTACAGACTACAGCTATGCTGATGATATATACCACTATGATAAATGGACAAGCAAAGCAAACGCGAAAAAATCTGTAGATCTTTGTGATGATAACACACCATACAATCTAGCTGATCTGGTTGGATTATCACAGGCTGATATATCAGAGGTCATATACCACAACCCAATGGGCACAGCCGAAATGCTGGGTGATCTGGTGACTGCTGATGAAATGGATATGTATGATGCAATCGACCACTTAATAGATGCACGATCAAACAAGAAAGGGGGCACGCAAAATGACTAACGTAAAACTATACCCGACTCCAGTGGGTAGCATAAACATTGTAGGATATAGACCCGAATATCATGCTGATTCAGAGGGTGTCTATCAAGGATATATAGACAACAAACAAACCTTTAATATGGTTAGACGCAAAAGCACATGGGTGTTGACTACCAACAGAGGCAGACGACTAGGCTCACAGAATGAAGACTTCGAATATGAAGGGCATGATTGGTCTGCCATAGCAAGAGATCATACTCGTTGGAATGGCAATGGATATATGAAACAAGTAGAGTTCATTATAATCAAAGTCAAACCCGCGATTTCTGATGGTGTTCACCCGTTCGAAGTGATGTCAACAAACAACTATTACCTTGAGCTAGTTAAAAAATACAACACGACAGTATATCCTCATAATAAAAGAAAGAACTTATATGATACTACATATATACTTGGTATGCGTGGTGTTAAAATAGACAGGGAAGAATGGTTAGCAAATGCACTAGCTGAAGAAAAACATCATGCAACCATGCGTAAGATACTTAAAATGCCTAACGTATGGAGGTCATATCCTAACCTATATCCCGTAGCTAAAGAAAAGATACCACACTTTGTGAATGGTGGTAGTATTCTTAGCGAAACTTCTATACTAGAAGTGGGTGTGCCATTTCCTAGACCGAATGAATTACAAATGGCAAGAAGTTTATCCTATGTTAATTACATGAACGGCTTCGGCAATATCCGCCCAACATTTGACAGTCCAAATGTCAACTCGTTTAATGAGCACGGATATCAGCAGTTAGCATAGGCTTTCCTCACGTAGATATGCGACATATCTCCGACATAAACACGAGGGTTGGCAGAAACGATAGTGCTGTGTCCATTTATATAGTATATAAATATATTATATTATATTTTAATTCATATATTAGAGGGGCATAAGGGTCTGATCTGTTAATTTATAGACCCTCGGATTTATTCCGAGAACATGTCGTGTATACTCGAAGACTGCGACACAATATCAACTTGACTTTATTAATGAAAGGATTATAATAATGTTTATGTATATATTAATTAACTTACTAGTGATAGTATCTATTCTTACTGTAGCTAGAATGAGAAGGGATAAGTAATGATAATAGAAAAACTAAAGACCGAACTTATCAGATTGAATTCAGAACTATCTGATTCACTTGATAGATATAAAGAAAGAGATCAACTAACTGATGATGAGTTAATATCACAAGGTTGGTTTGAAGCAACAGAATACTTTAACAAAATGTTAGAGCAATACACACAAGAAGAAAGCGAGGAAGCAAATGGGTAGAGTAAAAGCATGGCTCATGGAACTAGAAGAAAGACGATACGAAGATAACCTATCCGACTACGAAACCAAACTGTTGGAACAGATTGATGAGGATAGAGAAGCGTACGAAGAAGCAGAAGCAAGAATGTGGTGGGAACACGAGGGCAATCTTGCAAGAGAAGGGGGTAGTGATGACTAACCTAATACTATTTTTAATGATGATAACTATGGCTTGTGTAGGATATGCGTCAGCATATAAGATAATGCAACGCGAAATTGTAGCCAAAGATATACAGCTACACATGGCATACACTTACATAGGGGATAAGATACATGAACAATCAACAAGAAAGAAAATACGAAGAACTTAAAGCTAAGTCAATCAATGGAACATTGACAATAGCACAAGCGATTGTATACTTTGAAATGAGAGACAAACTTAAACAGAAAGGAAAGAAAGTAGCATGAATATATTTCATTTAAATGATAGCCCCTCTGCATCAGCAAAGGATTTGTGTGATAAGCATGTTCCAAAAATGTTATTGGAAACTTGTCAGATGTTATCAACTGCGGTAAGAAACCAGATACCTCAGGTAATCAAAGATGATTTAGTATATAAGAGTGCATATCCCAAGCACCCTATGACCATCTGGGTTGGCAACTCATACAGAAATTTTGTGTGGACATACGAACATGGTGTTGAGATAAACAAACAATATCAATATCGCTTTGGTAAGATACACAAGTCGGAACGCATACTCAATAATATATGGGGGTCGGGGCTTATGAATAAGATGCGTGAATCTTTTATTTCCAATCAAGGAGAAGACGCATATGATTTAACAACTGTGCCATTGTGTATGCCCGATCAATACAAGTGGTGCGACAATCATATAGATTCGTATCGCGAATATTATTTCCACGACAAACAATACTTTGCTCAATGGAATAAAGGTGTAAGAAAACCGCGTTGGTTTAGAGAAATGGAGGCTAAGCATGGCGAATAGTAGTATAATAAAGATGAGAATGAAAGATCTCAATCAAGAAATAGAAACACTAAACAGTAGAATGAACTTATTAACTGATGAGTTAGAAGGTTTAGATAAAGTGTTGCGTGATTATGCACAGCATATGATACGATTCAATACAGAAAGGAAGGAAGCAGATGACAAAGAAGAAAGACAAGACAAAGTTTCCGAGAGATAATATTTTATTTGCTAGACACATATATGAATTTATGAATAGAAATATATCAAGTAAAGAAACTAAAGAATTTATTGTGGAACGCATGGCATCATGCTATGATGCATTTCCTTTGCAAAAGATAGAGGATCACAAAGCATACATACAATGGTTAGGAGTTCACAATGAAGGCTGAGGAAAAATTAGTATGGGATATAGCACACTGGATACCAGACGACAGAGTGACGGATGAAGAACTGCAAAGATTCTTAGATAGTGGCGTAGGCACTTCCGAAATTAATCCCAAGTGTTATAGTGTCCGACAATTTGTCGAAGCATTTAACAAGCAAGAGATAAGTGATATGGGTTGGCTATACTGCACACCCCGACACAATGACGAGGATAAAAATGAATAGAAAGAAAGGAAAAATGTTTTGGGTATGGTATCATATCCTTAATAATAACAACAGTAATAAGATTTTACTTGACAAGAAAGACAAAGCATGGTATACAAATCTATGGCAAAAAATAAAAGACTCCCTAAATTTGTAACGATCGGACCTTTTAAAGTAGAATTAATTGTTGCCCCCCATGAAGTGATGTATGAAATGGGTGAAGCACAAGGTATGTTTGTTCAGAAACCTCCATATAAAATCTATCTAGACGAAGAAATGATTGAAGAGGGTGGTGCTGATGCTTTTAATGTGGTCGTGCATGAGTGTATGCACGTAGCATTTTATCAGTACAACATGAAAGACAAAGACGAAGAACACATAGTTAATTCCTTTGGAAACTTTATGACAGAACTATTCTGTAATTCAGAGTTAAAGGATTGGCTACGCGAAAATATGAGGGTATAATATGAGCAATAAAAAGAGACTGATGTTTGTGTATGGCACTCTTAAAAAGGGTGAGCGATTACACGGACTACTTACTAAGCAAAAGAAAATTGGTGATGCTATCACTACTGATAGCAACTTCACTATAAAAGATTTCTTAAACAGCTATCCAATTACATTTAGACATTACGATACAAAGATATGTAGGTATAAAATAAAAGGAGAACTGTATGAGATAAAGAGTGATGTTGTTTACGAGTCTGTAAAAGCTATGGAACTTGGCGCAGGATATACGTTAGTAAATACTATAGTAGAAACCTTAGATGGTAAAGAACATATCGCTGATATGTTTATCATAGAAGATACTCCCGCTATATCTACTAACTCATCTGTACTATCAAACAAAAGAATTATCACAACAGATAATATAAAAGAATGGAGTACAAGAAGTTGAATCGTTTTCAAGAAGCCTGTTATTTTATAACAGGATTTGGTATATGGTTAGCAACCTATGGGTTTGCTATTGTAATAGTAATGCATTTATTTGGCATAGTTTAAGGAGGACATAATGGGTAAGAAAAGATATACAACAGGTGATGACTACTTACTAGACGAGACTATTGATTTGGTTGATGATGTGTTTGACGTGGAAGATTTTGAAAATGATGCCATGTTCGACCCCAATGACCACGAATATTTACAGGAGATAAACAATGACGAAACAGAAGGGCAACCTTTACCGTTGGACAGATATTTCAGTCGCTTTGGAAAAGGTTCTAAAAGAAATAGATAACCCAAACTCAGAGGAAGCACCCAAGTTTATAATTAAACATGACCGACCTTTCAGTTTACGTATGCGTATATACCAATACATAAAAGCATACCGAGGGTTAGCAGAAGAGAAGGGTGAGGGCGACCCGTATAAATACGACACCTTAAAAATAAATCAACTTGACAAAGGTGTAGAAATACTACATATTCTAGATGACCTAGAAGAACTTGACGTAGTGAATGCAGAGACAGGAGAGAAACTATGACGCAGGAAGATAAGTACCGAGCAAATTTTGAGGCTTGTGTAGAAGACTTAAGAGAACCATTAATAAAAGTATCTAAGGATTATGATATTGATGTATTGATATCATCGTTATATGAGATAGGTATGAGATTATCTTTATTAAAGTATGGAACAATGGGTAGCTTTGGATTGTTAGCTGACGTGCTACATACATTTACATCAGCAGGACCACTGATTGATGAGATGCAGAAAGCACAAGACAAGACAGGCAACACACTTGATTCAATATTTATTAAGCTAAAAGAAAATCAGACAGACCCAAAGACTAAACATTAGGAGTGAGTATGGAAGAGCAAGAAACAATAGAGATACCAACAGATCTACTTGAGAAAGAATCAGTTGAGTTATCTAAAGACAATGATGCCATAAGTAAGATTGTAAAATACTTACAAGCTACTAGGGTAAACGTAAGAGAAGCAGAGGCTAGCGGTAAAAGAATTTCTAAGAAGAGTGCTGTTAAAAAAGTACCAAAGAAATTTGACAAGAACATATTAGATATGCTAGTATCAGAGACATGAAAACAGCAGTCTTTTTAATAGGATATTTATGTTTAGGTCCTATTGATGATAAGAAATGTATAAACATAGCTTCACAATATTTATATCTTGATGTACCTAATTGCGAAATAGCTAAAGAAAATATTATGACAGAGTTGGATGACATTGATAGTTTAATACTAACTTGTGTACCTTCTGACTTAATAGAGAACTACATCAAGTATAGACCAGAGATAATATTACCAGAAATAAAGTAAACGAAAGGGGATACATATGGGAGACGATAACTTACCAAGAATAAGAAAGTTTGTTTGGGATGACAATGGTCAACCTATACAAAAGATATGGGATACTTCAAGCCTTAGTTCTTTTTTAGCTTGTCCTAGATACTACAAGTTCTCTGTACTAGACGGTTGGAAATCTACCAAGTACTCTAGTGCTACAGGATTTGGTTCTGCAGTACACGCAGGATTGGAAGAGTTAGATAAGGCTAGACATGAAGGCATGACTAAGGAAGCATCAGTTAGTCAAGCTGTATCTCTAGTACTAAAAGATTATGGTGAAGATCTAAAACTTGCAGACGATAGTGCAAGAGGATTGGAAGCCGCTCTTCGTGCAGTTGTATGGAAAGCTGAGGAGTTTTGGGATGACAACTTGAAACTTGCCACCATGCCAGACGGATCGCCTGCATTAGAGCAGAGATTCGAAGTACCTATTGGAGACAAGGGGCACAGGTTTAGTGGTCGTATAGATAAGATTGTTTCTGTTGATGACAGGTTATATCTTGTTGATACTAAGACTACAAAGACTGCCCTATCAGAGTACTATTTCAATGGCTATATGCCAGCTAACCAAGTCTTTGCTTACATCTGGGCATGCCGTGAGGTACTGAAGCTACCTGTTGACGGCTTTATTATTGACGGAGTTCAGACAGGTGCTAACTTCTGCCGATTTGCTAGGCAAGTATACAATGTATCCAAAGAATTAATTGATGAGTGGTACAACGATACGCTACACCATCTTGAGATATCAGATGTATATGCTAACTCGCAGTACTACCCAGCGAACTTCACCTCTTGTGGAAACTACGGGGGTTGCAGATATAGAGAGGCATGTGCTCACGCGAAATCACAAAGACATATATTCTTTGGAACTGATTTCAAACAAGAGTATCACCCCGATCTTGAAGAAACTAAACCAATAAAATTAGAAGTAATAGAAGGAGGTAAACAATGAAGCTGATAATGATTGACGCAATGTTAAAGCATGCTGAAGGACAGATTGCAAAGCATCGAGCCAATGTATTAATTTATATGGATAGTGCTGTTGGTGTTGGTGAACACACTGATATACTAGAAAGTATAGAGAAAGAACTTAATGCAATGGGGAAGTATGAAGAACAAATTGAGATGCTCAACAAATATTTTGTTGACAAATAATTTATTTAGTATATAATTACAAACATAACAGGAGACCAACTTATGGCAAATATAAGTAAACATAAATCTACGAGTGTTACTAAGCTACTTCTCTGCGGAGACAGTGGTAGTGGTAAGACATCTGCCCTAGCGAGTTTAGCTAACGCAGGTAAGAAGCTACGTATACTAGATTATGATGACGGACTAGACATACTGCCAGAGTTTCTGAAACCAGAAGCAGTAAAGAACGTCTCATATGTTACGTTAAGAGATTCACTAGCTCAAGCTGATTCGTTTAGAAGAGGGGCACGATTGTTGTCTCATTGGAAAGACGGTGATGAGGACTTGGGTCACGTGAAAGAATGGGGAGAGGATACGGTTCTAGTGATTGACTCCCTAACACTTATGGGGGAGGCTGCCCTACGAGCCGCTCTCGTTTTTAATAACAAGAAACCTACTGAGCAAGCAAGCCAACCAGAATGGGGTGCTGCAGCACGTGATGTACAGAACATTATACAGTACATTACAGGCGATGAAGTAAAGTGTAATGTTGTTGTTACAACACACATGCAGTATATGGAAGGTGATATGGGAGTGTCCAAAGCATACCCCACATCTGTAGGTTCTAAGTTATCTACTAAGATTGGTAGATACTTTAACTGTGTTTGCAGAATAGATACTAGATCATCTAGTAAAGGAACAGAGCGCACGATACGTACAATGTCAGATCATAAAATGGATCTGAAAGTTACAGCGCCTTCTTTAATAGAACCTAATATCGAATTAGATTTAAGTAAGCTATTTGATTCTATTCAGAAAAATGCAAAGGCAAAACTCAAAGAGAGCAATTCGAAAGGAGATAAATAATGTCTAACGTTGCTGACTTTTTAAACATGACACCTCAAGATACACCCGAATCGGTTGTACTTCCCGAGGGTAGTTATGAATTCTCTGTGACATCTTACAGAGCAGATGAGGTTGGGGAAAACTCAACGCCACTCATCAGACTAAATGTCAAAGCAGTTGGGGTGATTGATTCAGACCTAACTGACGACAAACTAGGTAATGCAGAACCCACACGTATGGAGTTCTGGGCTACACCTAATGCCTTGAAGGTTAAGAATCCTGCTACAGGATTAAAGTCTTTCCTTACAAGTGGACTGGACATGGGTCATGTAGATGACTTACCATATAGTGAGTTGCTAGAAATGGCAATTGGTAAAACCTTTAAGGGTTTAATCAAACACGAAATGGTTGGTAAGAATAAAGATATTCTACAAGCCTCAGTAAAAAGAATACTCTAGCATGACAAAGCAGACAGTTCCTTCACAGCAACCAAGTAATGGTCAATCCATGATCGCGTTCGTCTTTGACTTTCCAAGTACAGATGAACAACGTCTTGGTCAAATCATGGTTGGTAGTACAGGTAAAATGTTTCACAAGATGTGTGAGATATTAAACCTAAATGTGGAAAACTGTTTGCTCACTTATGCTCTCTCTCAGAAGCCAGCACAGGAGAATCCTGCACACTTCTTCAATAATAAAAACTCTTATAAAGCATTGCTTAAAGAGGGGAAGAGTCGCTCGAAGTTTCCTGTGAATGGCTTCGGCTTCTTGAAAGAAGAATACGAGGGAGAGATAGATAGACTAGAGACCGAGCTTAACGCGTGCAAACCTAATGTAATTATTGCAATGGGGAGTATCGCGTTATGGGCGCTGACAGGGCTAGATAAGATAGGAACTTACAGGGGAACTGTTCTTAAATCTAACCTCACAGGGGGAACAAAAGTCTTGCCTACCTTTAGCCCTAGTGCCGTGATAAGAAACTTTGACTTCAGACCTGTTGTTCTTTCAGATATTAAGAAAGCAATAGCAGAATCTGAGACACCCGATATACAAATAAAAGAAAGAGAGTTGTGGATTGAACCTACTATCGAAGACCTTAATAAATTTGAAGAACAATATATACGAGAAGATAATGAAGCTAGCCCACTTAGCTTTGACATTGAAACTAGTGGAGGTTTTATTACTTGTATTGGTTTTGCTCCATCTGATTCCGTTGCTTTAGTTATACCATTTAAAGATACAAGAAATGCTTTACAAAACTATTGGAAAGATAATAAGCATGAGCAACAGGCATGGGCTTGGGTTAAAAGAATTTTAGAAAACGAAAAGATTACTAAGGTTGCACAGAACCAAACGTATGATGTGTCATGGTTATCTTATAAGCAGAACATAAATGTTAAAGGTAAGATACACGATACGATGCATGCTCAACATGCGCTACAGCCAGAACAACAGAAGGGCTTAGGCTTTCTTGGTTCTATATACACAAACGAGGGTGCTTGGAAAACTATGGCTAAGTTTTCAAAGAGTACTAAGAGAGATGAATAGATGTAATAATGTACAAGCGTGCTCCATATTTTTCGGAGTTACATATACCAAATGATTTAGTAACTATCGAAAGTGAAGTGCGGTTGTGGAGATCCGTCATTGACCTAGCGATATCAGACTTCTTATCAACAAACAAGTCAAGAGAAAGTATAGCCAACAAGGAACGTGCCAAGATATGGCTGAGAGGAAAGACAGAAGATTTTATTATAGTGTGCGACTATTCTTTTTTACATGCGCACAATACAAGACAAAAGATTTTTGAAATTATAGGAGGACAGGATGAGCTCTACAGATGACGCATACTCTACGCAAGTAGGTGGTGACCACTACCAAGATTACGAGATACAACCTTCAATGTTTATTAATGGTAATAAATTATTATTCGCAGAAGGT